GGCGGTTAGGTTCGATTTTACGAGTTCTTTGGCGGAACGCAAGTATTCGTCCGCCGCCGAGACCTTACTGGCATTTTCACGAAGCTGCTGAAGGGTCATCCAGCGTTCCTGACCGTTTACGATCAGGCGGTAGTACGTCTCGCCGTTGGTGACACGGACGTCGTCGGCGCCGGCAGCCCGTGCCTCGTCCAGATCCCGGTCGGCCTGCTCGGCCTTGGCCACAATCGTGCCGTCATCGTCCTCGTTACTCTCCGGGCGGTTCGGCTCGGCTGGCCGGCGACGGTCGACGTGTTCGGTCCACGCCTCGTCCTCTAGATCCTCCATGCCGTCCGCCGACTTCATCTCGTCCGCCTGGTTGGCAATTGCGTTAAGCCGCTCGAGGCGCTCGTCGTTGCGGGCCTTGTTGGCCGCCTTGGCCTCGGCTTCCCGTTGCGCCCGACGCTGGTCGTCGGTCATGTCCTCACTCATAGATCCTCCTTCAGCATTTCAAGTGCTTGTTGCCCCATTTCGACCGCCTGCCCCAGCCATTGGCTGAACTTGCGGGCGGTCCAGATCCTCGACCGGATCTCAAGCAGTCGGTCAGCCGACGCTCCCGTGGCCGCGATCAGCTCTTCCACCGCGTCGGTTTCCTCGTGTTTGGCCTTTTGCAGCAGGTAGTCGCCAATGTCGGACGTCAGGAAGTCCTCGACCTGCTTGCCGAACACGGCGGTCCGCACCAACGGCTCGTCTGCGTCGATTGGTCGGCTCATTTAACGCCCTGTTGTGGCTGAGGCTGGCCCTGTGGCTGGGGCTGCATAGCGGCCTGCTGGGCCTGCAAATGCGCCGCCTGTAGCGCCTGATCCTTGGCGGCGAGGTGGCCGGCGTAGATCTTGAGGTTTTCGTGCTGATCTTCTTTGTCGGCGAGCAGCAGCTTGACGATATTGGATTGAGTGGCCGTCTCGCGCTTCACCGCGTTGGCCTCCGACTTGTCGCGGCGCTCCATCATGAGCTGCTGCAACTTCATGGTTAGCTGCTTGATCTGCATGGCCTGAGCCGCCTTTTCGGGGTCGTTGCCCATGCTGAACCGCTCGCCGTCAGCGTAGCCGGACAGGGCCATGATCTCCTTGAACACTTCCTCAAGGTTGACCCCCGGCGGCGGGCGCAAGCTAATCTTGCTGAACGCCATGACGCCGGCGAGGAACTTTTGCATCTTGGTGACAGGGTCGGTGTTGCCCATGCCGACGTTGACGTTGACCGTCATCTCGCGCTCGAGCATGTCGTCCGTGACCTTGTCCATGCCGAACTTCTGGAACTGCTTGGACTTCTTGCCAGCGATCTCCAACACCGTCTGGTCGGTCTCGTAATGCTGTTCCAGCAGCACCAGCTGGCGCAGGACCGGCGTGATGAACGTCTCGCAATAGGTCATCAGCATGTAGTCGGTCAGCAGGTTGGCCGGCGCCTGAAGCAGCGTCATGGCCCGGGCGGGCTCACGAGGCGACCGGTTGGTCTGGACCGACGCTGCCGAGAAGTTTCCCACCAGCTCGTCGAAGTTGGCGTTGTTGCGGTCCTCCTCGGCGTAGCTTGAGGCGGTCACGTCCGGCCAGTTGTTTTCGACCACGTCGGTGGCCGGATCGTCCATCAATACCACGCGGCCCGGGACGTTGCGTACCAGGGCGGGCAGGTCGACGTTCTTGCCGCGCTTTGCGAAGTAACCCTTGTTGAGGACGAACTTCACGTTGTCGAGGCGGGAGTTCTTGATCTCGTTGATCTCGTCCTGCAGGCCCTTGACCATGAGCGGAATGCTGGACGGGATCGGGCGGTGCGTTTCGACGTTGGCATAGCCCATGACGTAAGGACGTTTCCCGTGGAACACGGTGGCGTCCAGCGGCTCCGGGTCGGTCAGCATCTTGTCGCTGTTGAGCGTCCAGAACTGGTAGTCGGTGCCGTTGTGCCGGTGGATGTGCCGGTGGACCCAGACAATGTCGTAGTCCGACACGGTGCGCCGCTCGAGCGCCGCGTCTTGAGCGTTGCCGCCACGGGCGCGACGGGTGCTGTCGTCCTGCATCATGCCGATCAGGGCGCTGTCCGGGTATTTCTTCCACTGCCGACCCTTGGGATCGGGCCGCTCCATCCGTTGCTTCACGTCGACCGCGTACATCGGGATGATGTGGATGAGATACGGGCTGCTGTTGACCGGGTCGGTCCAGTTGGCCGACGGGTCAAACCGGAAGTTCTCAATTGGGATCAGGTCGACCATGGGCTTGTCATCCGACCGGATGAGCTTGCCTTTGGCGTCCTTACGCATGGCGTAGCGCCAGTGGATATGGGCGACACACGCGCCCTGTACCTGGGCGTCTTGGATGCCGCCCATGCAGATCTGGAACCACGGGATCGACTTGGTCAGCCGGTACTGGAGCAGCTGCTGCATGACGTCGGCGCTGACCCGCTCAACCTCGTCGTTGCCGTTGACCGGGCTGACCGCAATACGGTCGAGGTTGCTGAAGAATGCCGCGGCGGCAGCGGCCTCGTTCTTGCGGATAATCGCCCGGGTCTTCGGGACGTAGATATTCGACCGCTTGCGGAAGATTTCACTGTTGTACTTGCTGTCCGACGGGTGCTGGCTGTTAAACGCCTTAATGGAATCGTCCCACTTGCCCCGGTAGTTCGTGTCTACGAAGGACGTGGAAAACCGATACGCGTCCTGCGCCCGACGCCGCCAGTTGGGCATCGACTCGTCAAAATCGTCGTACATCTCGTCCGGGCCGGACTGCTCCGGCATGATGCCCTCGCCGTCCTGCTCGTTGGCCATGTAATCGAGATGGACGTCACCTGCCGGAGGGTCTTTAATGCTCGGCGGTTGCGGGCGCCACTGGGTGCTGTCGGTCATTGGAAATTCCTAGTCTGTTTGTAGCGCCATGCCTTCGGCACCTGCGGCTCCCGACCGTCCCATGCGCCCCGAGGCAGGTCAAATGCCTCCAGCAGCTCGCCCCCGAATGTGATGCACGACGCCCGGATCTCGTCGGGCGTGCCCAGCCGGTGTTTTGGCAACAGGCTGCTGAAGCCTTCCTTGCCGATCGCGTTGGCCACGGCCCCGGCGATGGCCAGATGCCGCACGACGATCCCGCCGCCTTGGAACCCGATCACCCACGGGTGATTGGGGTACGCCTTGTTGAGCGCGTCACCGACCTTCTGCGCCAGCTCGAGTTGCGACAGTTCTTCTGGATCACCGGCTTCTAGGACGCTGTTGTAGGCGGCGTGGAGCATTGGGAGTCCTTACAGCGTCGTCGTTTGATACGAGCCAGTGATGACGATGGCGTTTGACGTTGCAGTCCATGACGGCGTGAAAATTCCAGATCCGCCGACAAAACCACCCGAACCCACGGCAAGCGCCGTGTTTGGCGACGCCGCTGCGCACGTGCCGTAGGTGCCCGAGCCCGACGTGGATGTAAACGGCAAAGAAAACGACGTTGATCCTGCGGTCGCAGCGGTCGTTGCGCCGCCGGTTGTTGTCACAACGATTGAGAAATAGACGTAAGTGCCGCGCTTTTCGTAATAACCGGAATACGTTACAGATCCACCGCCCAGCACTACGGTCAGATTGGTTGGCGTCGGCGTCCAAACGTAAGACTGATAAGAAAAATGATCCGCAACCGGAGTACCGGCAATGTTGGTCGTGCATCCGCTGAATCGGTTACTTACTAATGACGTGCCGTTTGACAAATACGATCCAAGGTTGATCGCATTGGCAAAGTGCGAAAAATAGCAACTATTGATTGTTATGCCGTAACTGGTTCCAAGAAGTTTGATCGCGTCTGGATTGTTTGTGCCAACGCCGTTGAAATAGCAACCCGTGACTGACAATCCCGAACCTTGCCACAGTATCCAGATCCAGCCCGACGCATCCGTAGCGTCACCAAACCAACAACCGTTGATGGTCAAGCCGATCGAGGTGCAGGCCGAGTCCATGACGATAGCCGCACCCTTGTTGTTGGCAAGGTTCTCAAAGTCGCAAGCCGTAATTGCCCAACCTTGCCCAGGATTACGAATGGCCGCCGTTGTCAATCCAGTAAACTGTGATTGGTTGATTGCGACGACATTGGCAAACCCGGTTCCATCAGACTTTTGACCGCTGATTGCGTACTGAGCGCCGCTAAATGCGGTGTGATTGATGCAGACGTCTACTGATGAATTGATGTCAAGTAAGTATTGCGCTGAGGTCACGCTATATCCGCTCAACACGGAATTGACCAAATAAAACTGATTGACCGGAGCAGAAATCAGCGTTCCGGTAAATGATCCGTTTGAATATCCAATGTTGAGGTTTTCAATGCTCAACGACGCCGCAGAACCGGACACAGACATGAACGGTGACGTTGTGCCGGTGTATTTGATGGTCGCTCCGCCGGTTGCCTGATTGTTGCTTGATAGGCCAACAAAACGGACGCCCTGCACGGCTCCCATCGTGATCTGACTTGCACACGTATAGATTCCCGGAGGGAATACGACGGTTCCACCATATGCGGATTTTGCAACCGCAATGGCGTTGTTGATCGCAGCCGTGCTATCCGTACTCCCCGTCGGATCAGCCCCAAAATCGAGGACGCTGACGCTTTCCTGCAACTTGCTCGCCGTGGTGCGTGCGACCGCGCCGGTGCCGCCTTGGTTGTACTGGCTGCCAAGCTGGGAAAGGTTGTATGAGGCGGTGGTCATGGGGTGGCCTTACAGGTCGTAGACCATGTTGATGTAAATGGTGCCCGACGCTGTAATCGGAATTAGCGACTGCGTGCCCGTCGTGGCGACTTGCACCAACGTAAGGTTGGTGCCCGATCCGTTCAAATAGCAATAGACGGCTGGCCCAGTGAACGCCAGCACCGGAACGACCTGACCGACGCGACGCGGCGTGTAACTCGACGGCGCCAGAGCCGACGGGATGCCAGTAACGGCAATGTTTCCCGTGCCCGTGTGCGCCGTCCATGTAATTTCCATTTGAACGTGAATTTGGTTGCCGGTTTGAACTACCGTTCCAGATTGAGTCGTATATGTTCCGGTGCCCGCCGTTGTCGTGCCCGCTACAACGGGGGTAAATGTCGAAACGATCTGACGGGGGATGCTTGATAGATACGTCAGCGTCCCGATCGGCGTGTCCAGCGACGTCGCCGACAATGCGTGATATTCGACGCAATTGGTGTTTGACGAATCAACGTTGTAAACCGCCGCTCGGTTGCCGCTTCCCATCGTCGGATTGAATATCGTAATGCTGTCGCAACTTGACAAAGTAACCGCATACGCCGATGGGGTACTGCCGAAATGCGTGGTGTTGGTATATGCGCCGTATTTGGCCCCGGAAGCGTAAACGTCCGACGACGAATTGGCTTCAAAATACACATCCGAAATTTTTGTAGCGTACCCTGCGTCTTTTACGCCGTACTGAAAACCTTGGATGTAACCACCGCTCACTCGAGCATTAATGGTGGTTGACCCACTTGCCTGCACATCAATGCCGATGCCAGCGCCAGTTCCGCCGTTGCCCGTCTCGTTATCGAACGATGGGTTAATAACGTCCACGCTGCCGTCGTTTGTAATCAATTGAGCGGGGTATGGGGTTTGGTAGGTTGATGGATTGAGCAACAGCGTCGCATAGCACCCGGTGCGAAAGATGAAACCGTTGTTACACGCCGTAATGAGCGGATTGATGATTCCGGCTTGCAACCGGAAATTGGTCATGTCGAAACCAATTACGCCGGTCTTTCCATTGCCGTTGATCGAAGGGTTGACGATCTGCGTGTAATACGCTGACGTTGCCGCTTTGAACACGGTTAGGTTGTTCGCGCCAGCCAAAATGGACGCTCCGCCAAAAAACGTGATGGTTTTATTGTTGGTCAGGCTGATCGTGCTATTGACAAGGTATGTGCCTGGCGGAACCACGACGTTGCCGCTTGCGGTCAATGCGTTGGAAAATGCCGTCGCGCTATCTGACGCTCCCGTCGGATCGGCGCCAAAGTCCAGCACCGACACCGATTCCTGAAGCTTGGCCGTCACAGTACGCGACGTCGAGCCCGTTCCGCCTTGGGTGTAGGTGATGTTACCCGTGACCGTCGTGTTGGTCGTGGCCGAGGCCGCGAACGCCACGCCGTTGGTCTTGGTGACCGTCAAAGCGCCCGTGGACGCCACCAGCGACGCATCGCCGCCGATCGTCGTGCCGTTCACAATGCCGCTGTTGTTGTACAGCAGCTGGCCGTTCACGCCGCCCGCTATGGCCGTGCCCACGGGAACCGACGTAGTGTACCGGTACAGCACGGTCTGACCCGCGGACAGGCCGGTCATGAACGTCAGCGTGGTGGGAGTCGTCCACGTGTAGTCGGTGCCAGGCACCATGACGGCGCCATCGACGCTAACCGCAAGGTTGGCCAGCGACCCCGGGGACGCGGGCAGGGTAAATACGGTCTGGCCAGCCGTAGCCGTGAACGTGCCGGTGTACGCTTGACCATAGGACGCCAGCGCTGCGAGGTTGTAACCCGTGATCGTGTAGTCGCCGCCGTTGCGGACTACCGGGATCAGGTCGGTGTTCTGAGCGGCGCCGCCGGCGGGGAATTGACTGATTTTCGGCATGGTTACTCCACCAAAATGGGATCGCCGACGGAATCGGCTGGCGGTTCCATTTGAATCGCGTAGCCCTGCTCGGTCAGGATGTCGAGAACGTATGGCTTATAGAACCCGGTCGTGCCGCGGTCGGTGCTGTCAAAGCCGCGCCCGTTTGACCAGACGTAGACGCGGTGATCGGGTGCCGAGAACTCGCTACCCCATGCTCGACGGACCATCTCGTTCCAGCTGAACGTGCGGCTGGTGACGGGTAAGCCAAGGCTTGCGGGTACGGTCGAACGTGCCATCAGTAATTGCCCTCGAGGCCGGAGAGGTGCCTTGTCACGGCCTCACGGGACCGCAGTTCCTGCAGCTCGCCCGCCAGCCGACGGATTTGACCGGCCTCAACCGTCGTGATGTGGCCGCGACCGTCAGCGACGCGATCCACGGTGCGCAGTAGGGCACGGATCTGGGCGTCGGTAAGGTCAAGTCGGCTCATGTCAGCTCAGGCTCCAGCACTTGGGAATCGATGTACTCAGGCGGTCTCGGGTCCATGTCATACACCCGCGAAACCGCGTCAATGAGGTCTTTCAACCCGCTGAACGGATAATACCCCACCTGCATTTTAAACCGTTCGGCGAGGTTGTACAGTTGGCCGTTTTCGTCCCGATTGATGATGGGCTTAGCGATTCGATAGTCGTAGCCCGCTGCAATCATCCGTTTTTGCTGGTCGGTCAGGTCAGGTTCGTCGTCAGCGGGCTCGTAGGGCAGGTAGAAGTTGTGGCCGCGTATATCCGGCAATAGGCGTTGGACACGGTCGTCCTTTGACCCCGGACCCTCGGCAGGCCATTCCAGCTCCTCAATGTCCAGCCCTTGGACGTTTTCGACCCGGATGCGCTCTTGAAAGTAGTCCATGTCGGCAATGGCGCCGTAGCGTTCGTAACCGACCTTGACGCCAATGATGCCAGGGGCAGACCGCCATTTGGCCCACAGGTTGCGCATGTTGGTCCACCGTTCGAGCAAGTCCATTTTGTGGTCAAACCCGTCCAACAAGTACTTCTGGCCGCTGCTATCGATCCCGACCACGGCCATGGCGGTGTTGGCGCTGCCCTTCTTCTTGGACCGAGCGGGGTCAATCAGCAGGTAAACCATCAGCACCTCGGGGCGTGCCTGGTACACCTGCAGGTCGTCCGGGTCGAACCAGCGTTGCGTGCCGGCCAGCGGGTTCTGCAGCATCTGAGTGGCGATCGTGGCCTCGAGCTGCGTCTTGACGCGGCGATCCCATTCCTCCTGATTGAACAACACCGGGCGCCCGTCTTTCGTGCCGTCATGCGTCGCCGGGTACACCCGTGGCTTGACCGCCCCGGTGCCCATAATGTGTTGATACGTGTCGGCAAACGAGTACCGGGTGCCGATGTGCCAGACCTTGCCGCCCAAAGAGCCAAGGTTATCGCTCATCGACCACGCTTCGGTGGTCTTCTGGATCTGCTCTGGGGTCGACACGGACTCGAGCGTCACGACGTCGTCGTAGACCCGCAGCTTGAAATGGCGGCTGGTCGGCTGGCCGTCCACGAGCCCGTGGGCCTCGACCGTGGCTTCCTTGCTGTTAGACTTGCGCTTGACGATGATCCCGCCGTCCAGCGACCACGCAGGCGACTCGCCCGACGGGTTGGCATACAGGACGTCGGTGAACAAGGCCTGCAGCAGCTTGTTGTTCTCCAGCTCGCGTTTGATCTGGGCGAGGAACGCTTTGGCGATCGGTTTCGTGTGACTGAAAATACCGACGGTGATCTCGGGGTCGCGCAGGATCTGCTGGACGATCCCGGCGAACGTAATGATCGTGGACTTGTAGTGTTCGCGGGCCCAGAGGTCTAGATACCCATCTGGGGCGGCCTCAACCTCACGGCAGCGGGCGTATAGCCACGGGTGCCAGGCGTCGGTACGGCCCATGAGCTTGATGAGCAGGTAGTACCTGTCGACCGTGGCCAGCCACCGCATCGTGGGATAGTCCCGGCCCTTGTCGTCCAGGCTGTCCCAGACGGTCAGCAGGTCACTGAATCGTGTGGTCTGTATCTGCTGTGCCAGCGCGTCCAACGAGAGCGCGGGCGAGCCTGACTGTAAGCGCGTCGGCATCGGGTGCTGTTACCTGTTCAGGGGCTTCGCCAACGTACATGGTCTGGGCGGCTTTACCGTCCAACCGGTCAGCCACCATCTGCATCGCCCATTGCTCGCCACTGACAGCCGCCACGACAAGCTGATCGCAGAGCTTGTCGAGCCCTTTGTCCACCGTCCCACCAGCTCGAGCAAGGGCGCGGCGGACGGCATGGCGGAACTCGTTGCCTTTGGCGGCGTTGTCATTTCCGAGCGGCGCGCCGCCTTTGCTGCGCTGCGGTTGTTTTAACGTTTTCGTCATTGAGGCGTCAACAGAAATTCACTGCCAAGGCAGTGATTACTTACGCTTACCTTTGGACTTGCGAGCAGTCGTCAGCGCGGCGGCCACGGCCTGCTTCTGAGGGTAGCCAGCCCGGCGCATTTCGCCGATGTTCTCGCCGATGACCTTTTCACTCTTTCCCTTCTTCAGCGGCATCGTCGTCTCCCTCTATCGGAATGTCCATGAACAGGACTGGCACGGTTTCATCGTCGTCGTCGTGAAGATCGCCCCACAACCAGTCGATTGGCATTATTTCTTTGCTTTTGCTGTCTTAGCCGATTCCTTGAACGCGTTGTCGGTCGGGTAACCCGCCTGTCCCGGCTTCTTGGCCGGCAAACCCGCTTTGCGGCGGGCGTTGATGTTCGCGTACAGGCCCTGCTTTGCCATCAGCTGCGCGTCTTGTTGGCCGACGGCTTCTCGTACTTGGCCGGCGACTTCATCTTTGGGGTCTCGGTATGACCCTTCTTGTGCGGAAGCTTTTCGGTCTTGTTCGGCTTGAACTTGTGGGCGCTATCGGCGGACATCAGGTGTCTCCGTGGTAGTTCTGGATCGCGTTATAGGCACTCAGGGCGCCGTAAGGCGATTTCGTGCGACGAGTGTAAAGCTCAAGGCGGTGCGGCAGGTCTTTGTTGTTGCGGTGCATGATCGTGGCGTCAAGGTCGTAATCGCCCGAGATGATCGGCGTGTCACGCCAGTCCCGGGGGGCAATCTTGTGCGTCGGGTATGACCCTTTCGGCTTTTTCACGCTGCGACTCCAAAATGGACGTGGTCGACACGCCCGGAACCTGTTTGCACTGGTGAATGATCGGGCCCTCAAATGCCTGATCCGCACCGGCTTTCTTCCATCCTATCTTACGATAGAAGATCGGTAAAGCGCTGTGGTCCCAGCCCTTGAACAGTATCTCGGGGCGGATGTTCATGAGCAGCGGGCCCTCGTCCCCCTCAAACCGGATAACCGCAAACCGCCCTGGCGCGTTATCGGTCAGGTACAGGTTGATAAGCGCGGCCCGGGTTTCCCAATTCCACACGGGTCGGGTCGGCCCTTTTAGCCGTTTGACGCTGGCATCCGAATTCACCGCCACGATCAGATAGTCGCAATTGCGGGTGCACTCAAACAGCATTGACTGGTGGCCGGCGTGGAACAGGTCGAAGCAACCGTTGACGAACCCGAGCTTCATTGGTTGCCCACCAGCTCGAGCAGCTCGTCATTGCTGACGGTCGCCGTACCCCGCTTTCCGACGACCGCCCCGGCAGCGATATTGGCCAACCGTGCCGCCTCGTGGAGGTTGCCGCCGCAAGCCAGTACCGCGGCCACAGTGGCCACGACAGTGTCGCCAGCCCCGGTGACGTCGTAGACCTGCCGCGCCACTGCCGGGAACGCATGTTCCCATGTGTGGTCTTTGAGCAACAAGCCGCGGGCGCCCCGTTTGAAGAGCACGACGTCAAACGCCTTGATCTCAGGGTTTTTGGCCTCGACTTCGTTGGGGCAGATGACCGTGCAGCCGTCAAACTTTGCCCAACCGGTGCCTTTTGGGTCGACCACGACCGGGATGTGATGCTTGCGGGCTTCGGCGATCAGGCTGCGGCAGTAATCGGCACCGAGCCAGCTTTTGCCGTAGTCGGACATGACGATCGCGTCGATTGATGTCAGATTCGGCATGCCTTCCGCGTAGTGGTGCGAGTCCTTGTCAATGCGGAACAATTGCTGGCCGTTAACCAGGTATCGATGCTTCTCCGTCCACCATTGCTTTGGAAAATGGTGTTCGGCGTCAACATTAAGTTGCTCGAGCTGCTCGTAGACGTTGGCGGCCCCGCCCGGAAGGGTGCGACTGCCGGTCTCAACGAACACCGGCGCAGGCGCTTCGGGGCTCAGTCGATCGACCGTACCATGGTGGTAAATGTCGAGCATAGGGTCGCCGGTGACCAGCACTCGGACCTCGTGAAACATTTGAACCAGCTTCCTCAGTGTCATTCTGCCGCCCTCCTGTAGGCCCGCAAAAGCCGCCCGTGAGCGTCCGGTCGCTTGGCCAGCGCCGTGCCCGCGTGCGTGATGTAACCGTTCTTGAGCGCCTTGCGGACCGCCGATCCAAACACGCTTGACCACGCGTTCGGGTGTTTTGGTTCCGGCACGCCGTACATGTTGCACCAGTTGCGCATATCCTCTGCCGTCACAATGTCGCCCCCGGGCCAGCACAGGAAGTCGGTGACGCGGCAGAACACGTTGATAGCCCAGTCGTTGTTGTTGTCGCGGACCTTGGCCATGCCTGCATCGCGGCGGGCCTTGCCGGACAACGCCTTCGGCAATTGGTACTGCGGGGTATCAAACAGGCTGACTTGCATCATGACTTAATGCCCCGCTCGATCGCGCTGCACAGCACGTGGACGACGATCAGGTGCATTTCTTGAATGATTGCCGTCGACTCGCCTGGGCAAATCAGGTCGCAGTCCACAATCGCGGACATACCCTTGCGGCCACTGATCCCAAGGGTGCGCATTCCCTTTTTGTGGGCGGCGTGGATCGCTTCCTTGATGTTCTTGGACTTGCCCGACGTCGAAAACGCAATCAGCGTGTCGTTGGCGGTCCCGAGCGCCTCAACCTGCCGGCTGAAGATCCGGTCAAACGAGTAATCATTGCCGGTTGCCGTCAGGATGGACGTGTCGGCAGCGAGGCTGATCGCCGGGAGCGCCTTGCGGTCGGTTTCAAACCGGACCACCAGCTCGGCGACCAGATGGTTCGACATGGCCGCCGACCCGCCGTTACCGCACACAAGGACCTTCCCACCCTGCGCCAGCGTGGCAGAAATCATCTGAACGGCGGGCTCGAGGCGGTCGATCAGGACGTCAACCAATTGCGTCAGGGCGCGTCCCGTGTCGCCCAAACGCATACCAATTTCGACATTCGTTAGCATGTGACCTCCCACTTGCATAATTTCACCCCGTTTCGTTTGCATTAGACCTTTTTGACCACGGTCAACGGACCGTAACGCTCTTCAAACAGCTTGCGCTTGATCTTAAACGCTTGGGTCTCCACCCCCTTGACGTCCTCAACCACCACCCGACCGTCGGTGTAGACGATCAGAAAGTCGCTCACGTACCGGATGCCCGGGCCGATGTGGAACGGGCACTGGCACGTAAACCAGCGGATCTCGCCCGCAACCTGCAGCAGTTTGAGCTGCCCGTACCGCTTCGCCTCCATCTTGCTGGCAAAGCGGATGCCGTCCACAACAGTCGGGATCGCCCGGTACTTACTACGCTTCATCGCTTCCGCTGCCAGGCATAGACGGCTCGGATGCGGGCCTCAATCGCTTCCCAGATGGGCGCATCGCTTGGATGTCGCCACGGAGCCATGCCGGCCACTTGTCCCTTGGGTTTGTTTTGAGCCATTGACGCCAGACCGAGAGCATAGGATGCCCCGGTGGCAGGTACAGCGGGCTTGTGATGATTCCGGCTGCGTCTTTGGGTAGCCATTTGTTCTCGGCTCTCAGTTTCTCAAGGTTTCTCATTCTGCCCCCGTGCGCGGATGGCTTCACAACACTCCGTTTCTGTCACCACACGCAAAAACTCTGCTGTTTGAGCAGACCACGCCGCATCATGCGCCGCATACCACGCCGCATCATGCGCCGCATCACGCGCCGCATCATGCGCCGCAGACAACGCCGCAGACCACGCCGCAGACCGCGCCGCAGACCACGCCGCAGACCGCGCCGCAGACCGCGCCGCAGACCGCGCCGCATCACGCGCCGCATCATGCGCCGCAGACAACGCCGCAGACCACGCCGCAGACCACGCCGCATCAAAAGCCGCATCCAATTCATTTTTTGTCGCTGCGCCCAAAGCAAAACGCTCTGCGACATTGATTGCGTCATGGCTGCGTTGGTCAGTTATCAGATGCTGCACTTGTCTTGCACACCAGACAGCAAACAACCGCCACTCGCGGTCATGCTCAGGCACCGTGCGACACGCCCACAAAGCGTCCCCCATTCCGTTTGATTCCACAATGACGCTAAACGGTAGCGGCTCGTCATCGGCTTCTGTTTTGCCAAGATGCTGAAGAAGTTTTTTCCAACCTTCAACACACGGATCATGTTCGCGAATTCGATTCAATGTTGTGCAGATCACGGGTTCTCCTCCCGCGCACGGATGGCATCGTGACATTCGCAATCGTTGAAACAAATAGATTTGGAAACAATGTCCAGACACGCCTCGCGCTCATGGGCAGCGACAAGGGCAGCGAAGCGTTCAAAGTTTTCCAAAATTCCAGACGACTCCAATCCAGTCATTCCAGCAACTTCTGCCATCTGAATGATGTCATCCCTTGTCATGACCCCTCCATTTGCTTTGGACATTCTCCAACCCCTTTCCCCGAGGATGGATGGCATCCACCGGGTACTCAGGTCCCCTGCCAGGGTTTACTGGCGCGTTCCCGTCGGACGTTCCACACGAGACCGGGGCGCAGAGGGACGCGTTGCCCGGGTTAACACTTTTCTGACGGGCGGGCATGTTTCGACCCCGCGACTGACGTGCGTCTTGACGGCTGGGGTCTACCAGTAACGGGAAGCGTATGGTAATTTTCCTCCTGCTTTCAGGAGGGAGCGCCTTCATCGCTTCCCGAACGGTCTGGTAAACCGCCGAGCAAGAGCCACGGTACTCCCGTGGCTTTTGTTTTTCAAGCATTACGTTCACTGCGGCTTAAAAAGGCAAATCGTCGTCAAACGCGATCTCAGCCGGCGTCTGCGGCTTGATCGGGTTAGCAGCGGGTGCCGGTCGATCGGCAGGGCGATCCTTGCGCTTCAGCTTCAACGACATGAACTTGCCGTGTTTGCCGTCGCGCAACTTGGCCGAGAGCCAGTATTCGACGCCCTCGACGTTAATCGAGCCTTGGTACTCCGGGTGCCAGTCCTCGGAACGCCGCTCGTTTTTACTAAGCGTTCCCGTGTTTGTAATGTCGTACTGCTTCATTTCCATCCTCCCATGTCGCAATTTGCACTTGACAAAACGATTTGTTACTCTTTCCCCGCATTCGAGGGCACACCGATACCGTCACTACCCTCACCCAACGCCCCGGGCCGGTTAGGCCGCCGAGCCCGGGGGCGTTTCACCACCCCCTTGATCGCCAGCTCCACCTGAAGCGCTCGCAGCGCCGGGATGCCTTTTTTTACCCAAACGTGCACCGCCTGACGTGAAACCCCGAGCGCTCGAGCTGCTGCCGATGCCGTTCCGAAATGCTGAATCAGTGTGTGTGCGTCCATGGGTCGACTATAACCTTGTCGAAATTAGTTGACAAGCCCCGTCAACCGGGTTTAACGTGGTCACCGTCGATTAACGGGAGGTCACATGAACAAGTACGAAGATCTGTTTCACACGTTCTGCATTGCGTTTGTCGCGGGTGCGATTGGCGCAATCCTGATTGTTCTCTACATCTGATTGCCTGGGAGGGCACATGAAAGTTTGCATTGCTGCATTTGTCAGCTTCTCGACGAAACACGTTTCGTTCTGGGAAGCTGATTTCGCGCCGCCGAATGACTGGGGGTATCGCGTGTCGGAGTACGTTGACGTTGAGCTGCCGGATCTTCCGCAGAACGTCATCGAGTCCCAGCGCGACGCCGCGAAGCTGGCCAAGATTGCCGAACTCGCCAAGGCCATGGCCGAGCTGCGAGGTGACAAATGAGCCGCATGAAGGAACACGTCATGGCTGAGATCGCCCAGATCGGTCGTGAGCCGGTCACCGAAGCCGTCTATTTGACGCTCGTTGAGGCTCTGGCCGACGCGCAGGCCGACATGCGGAATCCGACCTTCGACAAGGTCAACCCGCACTTCAAGTCGAAATTTGCCAGCCTTGCGGCGGTCCGCGACGCCGTCATCCCGGTCTTGAGCCGTCACGGCATCGCCCTGACCCAGACGTATGCGCTGGTCGAAGGCGCACAGATCCTTCGCACGACCCTGCACCGCGGTCACGAAACCATCGTGTCCGAGGTTCCGCTGCCGGCCTACACCAACAGCCAGCAGTGGGCGTCGGCCACGACGTACATCCGCCGCGTCAGCCTCATGGCGATCGCCGGCGTGTGTGGCGACGAGGACGACGACGCCGAGGCTGCCGTCCAGACGGCCCGTAAAGCCCCTGAGAAGGCCGCACCGGATGGGTTTGAAGCTTGGTGGCGGGAGTTGGAGGCAGCGGCTCAGAAGGGCTCTGAAGCCCTCAAGGCTGCGTGGTCGAAGGCGCCGACCGAGGTCCGCACCCATGCGATGCAGACCCGCGGTCAGGCTTGGGAATCTTTGAAAGCCGCTGCGGCCAAGGTAAACGCATGAATCCGATCATCATTGAATGCGAACAGCGGACGCCGGAATGGTTCGCAGCGCGGGCCGGTCGTTTGACCGGCTCCGTGGCCGCCGACATCCTTGCCAAGCTGAAGTCGGGTGGTGAACCTGCCGCCCGACGCGACCTTCGCGTCCAGTTGGCCGTCGAGCGTTTGACGGGCACGCCGATGGAGTCGGGGTTCGTCAGCACGGCGATGCAGTGGGGGATCGACAGCGAACCCCGTGCCCGCGCCCGGTACGAAGCCGAGTCGGGCAACATTGTCCGCCAGACCGGTTTTGTCACCCGTAAGGATCTTTTGGTCGGCTGCTCGCTTGACGGGGACGTCCGGGGTTTTGAGGGCATCCTTGAGATTAAGTGCCCCAAGAGCGCGACCCATGTGTCGTATCTCAAGGAACGCGAGCTGCCCAGCGACTACCGCGCCCAGGTCATGCACAACATGTGGGTGACGGGCGCTCAATGGTGCGACTTCGTGTCGTTCGACGATCGGATGCCGCCCGGACTGGACTACTGGTGCATCCGCGTGCCGCGTGACGAGGCGGTGATTGCGGCCTACGAGTCCGAGGTGCGTCGGTTCCTGACCGAGGTCGACTCTGAGGTCGGCCAGCTGCGCAACCTTCAGCAGGGCGGCAAATGAGTGAGGTGACGCAGGACCGGATGGAGTCGGCGTTGGAGTATCTTGCCGAGACCGACCGGGAATTTGCCATCGAAAAGGCCGAGCTTGAGCGTTCCGAAATCAATCGGAAACGTGTCCGGGCTCGGGTCTTTCTAACCACGGACGGTACGGTCGCCGAACGTCAGGCCCGGGCTGAGACGCATGAGGACGTCCAAGCCGCTGACGATCGGCTGATCGAAACCATTCAGAAGTACGAGACGCTCAAGGCCCGTCGGGAGCGGGCCGAGATCGTCATTGACGTGTGGCGGTCAATCAACGCCAACCGGAGGAAATGATGGAATTTGATTACGAAAAACGGCAACGGCAGCAGCGGAAATACGAAGAAACGTGTGATTACTTTACCGCTTTGGCCGTGTTGACCCTCATTTTGTGGGTCATCGTGCACTTTTTTGGCAAATAAGGGGATTATTTTATGTATTTGGTCAGAATTCCTGACGATGGACCCATCGGTTCGTGGCAGATCGACGAACGGGAAATCGTCTTTCAACAAGTCAAAAAGCAGTTCGTGCCGACCGTGAGGGTCCGTCAGGCCCGCGCATGGCGATACAACGGTGACGCAGTGCCAGGCAAGGGCGGCTGGGCGGCGATCGCGCCGACCGAGATTACCGCCTACATGCTGGCCCAGACGCATTTGAACAAAGGTTGACCCCGTGAGCGCTTTCGTACGTCGCGCCCGACGCTGGATAAATGGCGGAAGCGTAACCGTCAAATGTAAAGGCGGTACCGCCTAGGGTGGACTAACGAAAGTCACCGCATAATATTGATGACGGTCACACACAGGAGGACCGCCATGCACACTCAGGCAATCAGTCCAGCTCAGGCTAGTCAAAAGCTCGGAATCGTCCCGCTGCCGCCGTTGGATTCAAGCCAGCGCTATACCGTCGAGGAGGCCGCTAGGTACCTGCGTACCTCGCGCTGGACGGTGTTTAAAATGCTCCGGCACGGACACATAAACCGAATCAGGTTTGGTCGTCGAACGTTTATCCCCGGCTCAGAGATAGCGCGCCTAAGCGCGATTCCAATCCCATAAACAAAAATGCCGCCGTTTGCCGCGGTCTCAAGGCCGCGGCTTTTTTAGGGAATTGGCCCACTCAACGGCGTTGTCAAGGCGGGCGGCGTCCCGGGCGCAGGCGGCAACAGCTGCTGCAAGCGCTTCAGGTACGGGGTCGACTCGGCTGGACTTGACAGGCTGG